CCACGGTTTAGTGTGGTCGTAAACTCCGTCAACTGGTTGCGTCATTATCGCCACGCTGGTTTCAAGTAAGACATCATTGCCTGACGGCGTTCGTTAATTTCTCCTGGACTTGTGGCAATGGTGTTTGCTTTACCATCGTTAACAAGGTGGGGAGCAGGAGTAAGTTGTACTTGTGGAGCATTGCGAATTGAACGATAAATGGTAACTCCATTTGAGGTATCAACCATTGCGCCCATTTGACGTTCGATACCGCTCATTGGCCCCATTGATTCGGGCCAGAAATACATTGATGGTTCAACACGTTCACCTTTGTGAACGCCACGTTGATATGATTTTTGATTGACACGAGACTTGATGCTATCCAACAAACGGTCATCACGACGTGAGCGGATAGTGCCAAGGTAACCATCTGGATATTCTGCAGATGGAACTCTTCCTACACCGATGCGTGTAGCATCTAGTGAGTCACGGGCTACAGGAGTTCCTGCACCACCTTGATTGTTATACCCATACATACCGCCGCCACCAAGTGACTGCCAGTTTTGTGAAGGTGAAAAGTTATTAACTCCACCAGCCATTACGCACCTCCGAAACTAGCGCCCTTATCCGACGATGGTGCTTCTACCTTTGGTGTGTCATCCCAATTTAAAGTTGTTCCACGTGTTTTTGAAGAATACGCAGACGGACCATTGCCATCATTACTGCGCCACGATGTACGTCGTGCAATACTTCCAGTAGTACTGGAACTTAATGACAATGGGGTTTCAACGTTCGCTTGTTTGCCAAAATTCTTGAACGGATTATCCCCAAACAAAGATGAGGATAGTGGCATTAGCGAACGCTGCTCATTCCATCGCCAAAGTTAGGCGCTTGACGTCCTGCAACAGACTTAATTGTCTTAGCATTTGCCATTGTTGGGCCTGCTGCTGGGTCAATTGTTGGAGCAAAATTTACTGTTGTACGGTAACGAGCACCCATACGCTCAGATGATGCTGCATCTCCTGCAAGCATGTTTGTACGGTTTGCTTTTCCGCCTGTTGTTGGGTCTGATGCTTGTGTGTTTTTCTTAGGCATAAGTGTGCCCTTTGCAGGTGCTGCACTTGGTGATGAAAAACCTACTGACTGACCAACGTAACGACGTGCACTGTTCTTGTGCTCTGCAGAGGAAATTACTTCTTCTGGTGTCATGTGATTTCTAGCCATGCTTTTACCTGCTTCTTCGTGATGGTTTGAAGGTGCGCCCATGCGACGACGCATTGCGTGACCCATTGATGTCCAAGATGCCATTGTGACTCCTTAATCTATGTCCAAGGATAAGTCTTTATTAGCCTGCTGTAATGTGAAACACGATAGCGGATATTTCTCCGTCACGAGATTCAATGGTTGTAAATCCAGGGATGCAAGAAAGGTCCATGCCTCTTGGGGCTACATAACCACGTGCAATTGCGATTGCTTTAACTGCCTGATTTACTGCTCCAGCACCTACGGCACGAAGTTTTACTTCTTTTTTGTCGTAAATTGCATGGGCGATTGCGGATGCGACGCTCTGTGGATTTGAGCCAGCACTCACTCGGAGGAATGGCTCTTCAACAGAAACTGCTTCTGGTGTGTTAGTCAATTGTTAGTCCTTTAGTTCGGTTTGGTGTGCCACTCCTAAACTAAAGGATAGGGCTAAATGGCTGGTTGGTCTCTGTATTTGGGGTCTGACATTTGTTCTACAACAGCCTTCTCTATCTCATTTATATGTGTTTTAGAGACTAATCGTGCCAATGCGTATGCATCTGCTGCGTTGTCATCGCTGAATTCCATACCCCAACGCTTGTATATCTGTAGCAACATTTCTTGTTTCTTTGCATTACCTTTACCTGCAGCATATTTCTTTAACGTCATTGGTGGAACTTTAAGTGGATACTTTCTTGCGTCTTCAAAGAAATCGTAAATTGCTAATCTAACACACGCCGATAATTCTCCAAGAACTAATGCTGCTTGTGATTGAAGAACTGTTCCTTCCATTGCAACGTCTAAAATGTCTAACTCTAGTTCTTGTTCAATGTAGTTGAAATGGTCTACTAACCATGTACGAATATCTACTAATCTTTCAATGCCAAAATAAGGCGATTTGTATACCCACGTTAAATGAGACGTTGGTTCTGCTACTGACATTACCGTCAGCGCAAACCCAGTCAATGATTGGTCAATACCAATTGTTACGTTACCTTTTTTAGGTAATCCACCATCAAATAATTTAGTTGGCATTGAGGGTAAACTCCATGCGAGAACGAACTAATGTTCGTAATTCCTCTAAAGTACCCTCGTTCTTTAGAATTTTATCTACTTTATAACCGTCCATTTCACGCTCTGATATGTGACCATTTACTGGTTCTATTCCTGGGCGTTTAATTCGCCAAAGTTGTCCACCCATAAGTTTAAGCATCATGGCTTCGTTCTCAAACCTAACATCGGTTATAACATAATCAGATGTTTTATCAATAGAATTAAATACTTGACCAATCCAAAATTCGTTGCCAAATGCATTGCGTGCACCAACGCCTAGTCGTTGCAGTAAATTTCTAATTTCAGGAAACATTACCTTTGCTTGGTCCCAACCGTACGCTTGTACTACGCTCTCAACACGAAACCCATCTTTAACCTGTGGGTTAGTCTCAAGAAGTAACTCTCTAATCTTGTCTGCAAATGCAATTCTTTTATAGCCGTAATCTTCTACCAAAATCTTTGCTACTTCGTCTTTGCCTGAACGTGCATATCCTGATAGTCCAATAATCATGGTGTTCCGTAATCCTTTCGGAATGAACGTTGGTCTGAAGTACGGCGAGTAATCTCTCGTGACACTAGTGTGGTATCACGTTCTTGATTCTGCAACATTACTTCCCACGCTTTACGTTGAACGTATGCCTGATGGTGTTTGTCTTCTAAGTCTTGAACACCTTCATCCATTGAAATCTGTGCTTTGACAAGGGTAACTCTATCTCCTTTTTCTTTTGCACCCATTTTTTCAACTAAAAGTGATGCTACTTTTCTATCTAATTTCTTTTCCAATGTGCGTTCTTGTATTTGTGCGTTTGCTAATTGAGTAGCAATGTAATCTGCCCATCCCGTAAGAACGGTAAACATCTCTGCTAACTGTTCGCTAGAAAGAACCGTAATATCTGGTGGCAACTTAACCATTTCATAATTAGGTTGTTTTGCCTTTAGTAATTGGTCGTGAACTGTTAAGGAATCAAGTTGCATGATTTACACCCTTCCTCTGGATTGAGGTTACATTCTGGCATAACTTTTGCTTTAACTGCTTTAACAACTTTCTCAGCCTTAAAGAAGACTCGGTCTACAATCTCATAATCTGCTTTAACCGTAAACTCTTTGTACGATTGGTCAGCCTTAAGTTCATACAAGAAAACAATTTCGTTTGGTGCTTCATCGCCAAACATACGCTTACCCAGTTCAAGATACATCTGTCCTTGGAGTAAGTGACTTCTAAATGGGCGCTTAATACTGTTAAACGCCTTAAAGATGTCTCCATTGTTATCTAAAAGAAGTTCTGGCGCTTCGTAGCGGAACGTACCTGCACCAACAGATTTGATTTCAATTAGGCAATCATTTCCAATTCCCTTAATCCAGCCATCTGTATGGCCCGCAATACGGAGTTCGTCATCAATTAAAGTAACTTCTTTATACTCCATGCGAGTATCTCCACAACTTTCACAGACTGTAGGAGAAGTCCCAGTCACTGATGTGTGGCAGTGCTTACACTCAAAACGACCATACAGGTTACCCATTTCGTGGAACCAGTTCTGCCATTTATGGTGAATTGCGTGCCCTTCATCAAAGATAGACTGCAAACGTAGGTTTGGTTTCTCTTTCTTTAACTCTCCACCTGTCATCAAGTAATAAGAATACTTGTAACAAAAATCATTTTTAATGATTTCAGATGGGTGTAGAACCGTTGTAGAACGGTCCTCTAAAGGGCGGCGCATGAGGTGTCGCTCAATATCACCAAGTAGTCGTGGCTCGCGCTTCTTAGCATCTAAAAAGCGTTTTAGGTCGTTTTCCATTTATCAGTCCTTGCTTAGTATGAATTCTTCTAGGGTCATCTTCTTACGGTAACTTTTTTGCCACTTGCGAATTAAAGCGTTCCTTTCACGGTGACTAAGTCCACCCCAAATGCCATGGGGTTCATCACGGCTAACCGCATCCCATAAACATTCTTTTCGAACTGGACAATGGTTCTTCTTGTTTTCCCCAAAACAATAAGCCTTTGCTTTTGCAGCAATGATTCGGTACTGCTCTTTATCACGAGGAGGATAGAAGATGTCTTCGTCTTCCTGTGATTTAGGTGCAGCGCCTTTGCATTGGGCGTGCGACCACCATGGGTCTTCATCGTTGTACATGTATTAGGCATCCTTTAGTTTCTCCCTCATCTCTAAGAAATCATGCTCGGAAAGAATCACGTAATTCTCTCCATCCAGATGAATGCCAAGTACTGGCATTCGTCCGTCAAGGATTGCCTCTCTCATAATTTTTTTGAGGACATCGGATTTTACAGTGCACTGTTTTTTACCAGTCCACTTGTGCTCAATCAAGAGGTCGCTTGACCGCACATCTCCTTTTCGTGACCAGAATGCTCCAGAGGCTGCAGTACGTGACCCGTTTACTTTTTTGGCTAAACGGTCCTCATGCTTTCTGGATTGCTTCTGACCTTCTGTCTTCAAATCTAGTTCCCTACTCTTCTTCTTCTATTAGTGCGGCAGGTGTGTCATGGTTCTCTAAAACTTTTTTTTGCAAATCTTGCATAAAGTCAATTTCTTCACGAATGCTTGCAATTACACTTTCAATACCTTGCCATTTACGCTCACCGTAGTAAAACCAACCACCACGGCGTTCAATGTAACCCATAACTACTGCAAGACTAGCAACTTCTTTTGCAAAGTCGAATTCTCCTGGCGCACAGTTGCCACCTTCTGCAAAGTAGAAATCAAAATATGCGACACGCTGTGGTGGCGCAGTCTTGTTCTTGAGGGTTCTAACTTTAATTCGCTGACCCACTCTACTTTTATTACCACTTGGACCAACTTCAATCCATTCATCTCTACGCACTTCGCAACGAGTGAAAAATGCGTAATTCTTACCTTCTCCACCTGGAGTTGTTCTAGGGTCTCCATGCATTACTCCAATTTTCATACGGTACTGGTTAATGATGAGACCCAATACTGGGCGTTCGTCTTCAACAAGACTGCGTTTCATTGCTGTTCCAACAACACGGAAGAACTTATTGGTAAGAAGTGCTCCACGACCAACTGTTGCTTCGCTCATATCCTTTTCCATCTCTGGCATTGGAGATAGTGCTGGCAACGAATCAATAACAATTGCGTCTACAGATTTTGATTCAGCAAATTGAATGACGGCTTGGTATGCCTCTTCCATAATAGATGTTTCAATAACAATAACTCGTTCCATATCTACGCCACACATTGTTGCGTAGTCTGGAACCCATTGTTCTGCTGCTACCCACACTGTGGTGTAGTCAGGATTTAATCTTTGGTTTGCCGCAATTGTTTTAAGCGCCAAAGCAGTTTTGCCATGGGACGGTTCACCAACAAGTTCGTTCCACTGATTACCAGGAAACCCACCGCCCAAAACGTAATCAAGAGTAGTAGAACCGCTAGTAATACGAGGGATAAGGTCAGGGCGAATATCAGACGCAAGAACGACAACGCCATCTCCAAACTTTTTGTTAAGTTGTGCGAGTATTTTGCGTGCTTCATCATTTATCACTGCTTAGTCCCATCTGAGTTATAACCTGGTGGCATTGGATTAAATCCACCTGTTGTATTTCCTATTGCACCTTTTGCTGCTCCCTCTACCTTAGCACCAGTTAGTGCTCCGTAACGAGAACCCGATTGCTGTACTGGGTAACCACAGTCGTAACAACGTAAAGCAATTGTTTGACTAGGAGACATATAGTTTCCGCCGCCACACTCAGGACACGGCTGTGTTTGACTAACACTTTGTGCTTTTGATGGCGCAGGCGCTTGTTGCTGTGGTGCTTGGTACTGCGTCATCGGTTGTTGTGAAGGAGGCATTGGGTTGTTGTTAACTCGTGGTGCAGGTTGAGGAGTGTTAGTCCCTAATTGCTTTGCCCACCAATCTGAATTACTCATTTGTAATTACACCTTTGCTTTCCCAACGTTTTTCGCAACGTGTGCAAATAACTGTAAAATCAGATTGTGTCCAAGAAATGCTGTACATCTTGTGACCAAATATTTTGCAAATAAATTTACTCATTTTGCTTCTCCCCATTTATCTACGATATGTATGTCAGCAATCAAGGGAACGATAATCTCTGAAAGTTTTACACCTTCCATTGAGTCCCGAATTGCTTCGGCGGTCTCTTCTGCTAAATCTTCACGTGCAACTGTAACGAGTTCATCATGCACAGTCAATACGACATTCACATCTGGTTCAGTAATAAAACAAGAATGTGCCCGAACTAATGCTAATTTCATCAAATCTGCAGCAGACCCTTGAATCATGGTATTAAATGCTTGTCTTTCGGCCCTAAATTTAAGGCCATTTTCAGTGCTTTTTAAATCGGGCAAATACCGACGGCGACCTAACAAAGTTTCTACGTAAGGTATATCTCCCTTACCTCTAGCAATTCTAATTACTTTTGATTTGTACTTAATGATGTCGTGAAACTCTTCTGAGAATTGGTCAATTAATGCCCGTGCTTCTTTTTCAGTACAATCAATACTTCGTGCAATTTTTTCTGGACCAACACCATAAGAAATGGCTAACACCAACATCTTTCCAACCTTACGTTCTACACCCATAACATCACCAATAGCGGTGTACATGTCTTTACCTTTACGG